CAGCTGGGCCGCGGGGAGATGCGAATGGGTGGTATGTATGTACTCTTGTATTTTCATCCGTGAAATGCATTGTAAAGTTTCTCCAGTCACCCACTCCTAATCCAGTAGGGTTTCGTGGAATGGTGATGTGAAGCACTGGTGTACCATTTGCGCGGTCATTGATTCCAAGAATATAGAAGGTTTGAGTCGCATCAAGAGACAGCGTTGGCGTTGATGCAGCGGGAGGTAGTCCAGCTATATACGCTTGAACGGCGGCGGGTGGAGCTGCAGGCCACGGGTGTCGCGCAGCAAACGCTGCACCGACAGCACCGTTATTAGCACGTAGTCCGAAGTAACGCGTAAGCGCAATTTCTACACGCCCACCCTGATTTAACTGGAGTGTCCCATTACATTCATCAAGAAGCAGTTGATACGCAGCCGGCGTGGTATCTCCCGCCGCAATCCCGGCGGCTGCAAGAAAATGCTCGTATACGATAGTTAAGATCTCAAATCCAATTGCCGGAGTAGGGAGTCTCCCTACCACAGGAGCTGCTGCTGCCATTACTTCTTAACCAAGAAAACTAAGTAGGAAGACGTTGAGTAGGTGTGAAAGGACAACCGCTGCACCGCCAAGAACACCTGCGCCCTGCCAGGACACAACGCCTCCCGACGTGTATGCATTCGGAATGTAGCGAAGGAGAAGATCACGAGGGGCGGACAGCGAGAGAATGACCGTGGCAATAAAGAAGGAGATATACATGGTCAGGTTGGCCCACATCATGCGCATCATGGGGAGCGAAGGCTTGAAGGAAGGCGCCATCTGCGTGCGCTGAATGTGATCAGAACCAGAGACACCCATCATAGGCGGCATAGACTGCGGAAGTCCAGGCGAGGGGAGAAGAGCATCAAGCGACGTTTGATCCTCCATTGTTTATGAAGGAGACGGGATTTCGCAGGTGGCATCTTCCACGCGATACTTATAGCACTTTCCATCCACCTTGACTGTCTTGGTGTTGACATCTTGCAGAGGCACCCCGAGGACCCGGCGAGTATCGTAATTACGGTGAAACAGCAAGGCCGAGATGCCAAGTCCAATGACAAAAGAAAAGAATGGACTTGCTCGCTCAATGGCTTTGGTGAAGTCAAGCATTACTTCTTAGTGAGACTTGCGAGTAGGTTGAACGAGTCTGCCTCTTCTCCGCATGGAACCTCAATTGCGTGTGTGCGAACACAGCCAGTATCCGTGTGAAAAATCCCCGTGTCATATGGAGACGGCACTGAGACCTGAGTACGTGTGGGAGGAACAAGGACGCAGGCAATAAGCATGCCGACAATAGCCCCTGCCGCAATCCAAACGAGCTGAAACATTATACAGATGTCACATTATTCCCCATTTGGTTGAACACTGCAACGGCAATCGGAGTTGTCACCAGCCCGGAATACGGGATAAGAATTGCCGCGAGTGTCAATGCATAGGCAGTCCGCGTATGTCCACCCAGCATCATGACTCGCCAGGCAATCGCAATACTGAAGACATAAAGGGCAATCCCAATGGCATATCCAAACGCAGAGAGTCCGCTCAGCACGGTCCCCGATGCAGTTGGCAGTGAAGGAAGAGATACGACCGGCGGTGTTCCGATCTTTGCCGTTTGTCCATCCGGAATAGCAACTGTTCGCTGAACACCCGTTTCTCGGTCCGTAAAGGTCACTGTGAGCCGACGACCCGTGACGATGTTGGCCGAGGACTGTTGTTCTGTTATCTTTCTCTGCAACGCCACTGTCTCCAACTGATTTGTCTGGAACGCAATGCACTTTGTGTCCGACGAGCTTCCACATACTGTCGCTGCTTGACGGGCAATCTCTGCCTTGTCCGAATCTGTCAATGTAACAGTTGTGTTTGTTCCAAAAATATCCACGTACGGCACAAGACTATTGTCTGCAACCGTGTCCAAATATCCGCTTGACGCCTTTTCCTGAATACTTTTGGTAATATCGGTTGCAGACCGTTCGTCGCCCCATGTGGCAGAGTTGATCACAATGGTCATTGTTAGTTAGCAAACACGAAATTCGCAAGACCGGAGACGATCCGTAGAAAGTTGACGGACTCTACGTACACACCAAGGTTGTAGGTGTAGGCAAAGATCGCATTCTCTCCGTTTGTATTGACCACAACCGAAGTGACATTCGGGTACAGCGGAAGTCCCGTGACGGGATCACGAAGCGCACACTGATCCGCTGTAATGTAGACGGGAGTGGGCGTATTCACGGTTTCTGTGATTGCAAAGCGAGTTTCCTGAGACGCCAGTGCCGCTGCCGTCACAAGCGGCTGCTGAAGTGTCAGTCGCAGAACAACCTTGTTGAACAAGCTTCCATTAATGGCTCCGCTTGGTTGATACAGATCGTTGTTGAGGGCAAACGAATACATATAGACACCGGGAATTTGAGGGGCATTGCCGGTTGTATGCTTGTACATTTGAAGAAGCGAAAAGTAGGGTGTGGGTTTCACAGAAAACCGCTCCTTGCCGTCCAGCAAGAGCTGTCCGTTCGTGATTGGATCACGAGGATACACCGACGTCCCCTGCTGCTGTCCGCTTGAGTACAAGAACGTCTGCGTCTCTGTGGAGTTTGTTGTCGTGGAATAGACATCGTTGGCCGTGCCATTCGTTGTGAACGGGGCGCGATTTGGGTTGTCCCAGTTCGTATAGTTGTCCCAGTCGTTTGACAGTATCTTGTCTGACCTCTGTGCGGTCCACACAACGCGCGTGATCAGATTAAAGAACGGAATGAGAATATCCGAGTTGCCGCCGTATTGTCCAGGATTGTTGGTGTATGTCACGGTCTTCACTAAGAACGTCTGATCCGCACTTGCCAGCTGAGCCATCTCCATCTCCGTCAGGTAAATGAAGTTCCCTTCCAGGTAGGGATCGGGGAAAAATGTCGTCAGGGCAGTGTTGGATTGGGCACCCGATAAAGTAGGTGGGCTTAAGAACCGTCCAATGGCATAGTCGGGTGCATTGGGCCGAATACGAGTACCATAGGTAGACGATAACGGATTCACATCAATTACGGTATACAGCTGATTGAGAGGCCGATAGGTCACGTTGATAAAGACGTCGGAGTTTTGCATAGACACCAAGGGAAGGGCCATACCGGGGTTCTCGCAGAACCAAAAGTGGAGTGGAATGACCAACTGACGAGACCGAATGGACGGCTCGGGGGTCTGTGTATTCGGAACCCCTCCAGGCAGATTCAGAGGTCGCACAGCATGAGGATACTGACCCATCCGATCATACGCGTTCGCCGGATCATTGAGCTCAGGAAGGTTGCCGACCATTTGGTCCACCAGTTTGCGCTTGTTAGGGTCGTGAGTGAGGTACGAGTAGAATTTCAGCCATTCACCTGTCAGTCTCTGAAGAACCTGACCGTTGGCAGTGATCTCCACATGATCAATCAGATTGTAGCCGATGTTGTCAACCCACTGAAATTCGTATCCAATGGAGTTGGACCTCGTGTCGTATCCTGCAGGTGGTGCCGAGGCTCCGAGGTAGGAGAGAGGAGACCAAATATCAGGAAGAGTCACCGACAGGTACGTGTCGTGAAGAAGCTGGGCATACCGATCAATTCGGCAGGGGATTGTTCGTGTTGTTGCTTGGTCAAAACTCAGGTTGGAACTGGTGAAGGTCATACGGATTGACTCCATGGCAAAGTTCGTGTGACGCCGATAGACGGCCCGAAAATGTGTCATGGATGGGCTTCCATTCACAAGCTCATTCTGTGCTCCAATGGCAACCAGCTGGAGGAGACCACCCGGCATATTGTGTTACTAATGAGATTAGACTAAATAGGTGTTGATCATGTTATTAGTCGGATACGGTCGTTGCCACCGTCAGCCACGACGACCACGTTGCTCGAAGGGATCACGGCGACTCCTTGCGGGTAGTCGAAGCTTGCGGCCGCGCCCGTGCCGTTGGCGAAGGCCGGCGAGCCGCTGCCCGCGAGCGTTGTGACCACACCCGCCGGCGTAACCAACCGGATGCGGTTGGTGTCCGCATCAGTCACGACGATGTTGCCACTCGTCGGATCCACGGCGACTGCACTCGGGTTGCTAAATCTTGCAGCCGTGCCCGTGCCGTCGGCG